ATTACCAGAACCTGATGACCTGTATATAAGTGCGCCACGAGCCGTAATACTAGAATTAGCCCATGAAGCTGTTGCAAAGGTAAGAAACGCAGTTGTGTCAGTAGACGTTGGATTAGTAGATATTGTTAGTGTCTCTCCTCCAGCAGTGTACCCTGTACCTGATGCTTCATTAGTACTCGCATACGCAACTGTATCGGCATCTAAATCCGCTGAAGACGTGAACAACGCGATCTTAAATGTCTGGCTTGTGTTACTACTAAAGTCCATCTCTCCATCAAGAAGAGCGACTTTAAAAGAAGTACACATTGTTTGAGTTATTGCCATCTAACTAATTCCTTAACTTACTGGAGTTCTAAACTGCCCAGAGCGGTAGACATCTTGCCGTAGCTTGCCATCTCCAAGATTTTTAAGTAGTCCCATAGCTAACAAAAATAATTTTTCGTAGTTTGCTATGATATCTTGTTCACCTTTTTGGAACCGTATAGCTTCTATTAACGCCCCGTTTAATAGCGCAGAATCAAAATTATTGCCCAACCAAGTAGTGCCTGCGGTAACTATAGACGCAGGATAATACCCATAGATGTGCTCCAGCTCATAGTTAGCATTGGGGGTGGGAGCAAGCTCTAGTTGAGTCTCTCCATAATAGGCATAGAACTTAGGAGCACCGTAATTAGCACTTGTGTTAACGGGGTACGCCTCACGTAAAAAATTAACGTCTTTGTTTAACAAGTACGTGTGAGTACTATCACTTATTATAGATATGCTGTACGTATATAAGTAATCACTAGGTAGGGTATATAGCTTATTTGTCTGTACTAACGGCCCATCGTCTAGCTTACGTAGCGCAGGGATTTGAACCGAACTATATATTTTTTGCTCTGCTTGTTCTGTAAACATAGCAAGCTGGTCTGCCGTAAATGTAGCCTCGCAGATATCTTGAATATTAGTTTTTAGTTCAGTGTAATTCATGGTTTAAGCCATTGGCCCTCTAGCATACAAACCTTTGGTTGCTGCACCAGTGCCACGTACTTTTACTTTACCACCTTCTGAGTAGCCCATTTTAGCCATGCCACCACCCTTCATCATCTTAAAGTCAGCACCGGAAATCTTACCGTCTTTGTTTTTGTCCATTTTAGACTGTTTGCCTTTAAGCATTACGTTATTACTCCTATGTGGTAGTTACAGTAACTTGACCTACACTACCAGTTATTAATAATATGTTGGGAGTTAGCTCGTAAGGATCAACACCACCCCCTACTGGATTCCAACCCCATTGAATGTCTCTACTACTAGTATTTCCTGAATCTCCTAAACTTTGGTCTGGGCGAGGATCACGCAGTGCTTGCGGATCATCTACTGGAAACTCTCCTAGTTTTAACTGAGGTTGATCTCCATTCCAACACTCTATACAAGCCTTTATATGAGTATTTCTACCTTTAACTATTAAGTCTTTTAGTTCTTTTAACTTGTACTGCCACCCGCACACATCGCAGTATGCTAGCGCTTTCTTGTCAGAGGCAAACCTATTGCCCATGTCTACACATACCCTATACGAGGTACAAACCTAGCAGAAGTCTTTTCTCTATCTTCTCCTGCGGCAAGTTCAAATTGTTCGTCGTATATGGATTTTAACATTGACACGCGATCTGTCATTTCAGGGAGCTTCATAGCTATATAATAAGCTAAACCTGCTACTAAACAAGGAAAAAACCTAAAGTTCATGTCCGCAGTCTGTACACCACTACCCGCGTCTTGTATGCGGCGCATACGCCAGTAATACAGTTTATAATCATTATTGTCTGGTATAGGCCACACATTGACTAAGGGAGCATCGCGCAATCGCTCTATGTATAGTTGTATCGGTCTACCTTGTGTTAACTTGTTAGGGATAGAGGCGTAGGTACTCACACTAATACGACTTAGGGTAAGATCAGTTTGAGTAGCTGTGTTTCCACTACCTGTACGTATCTGATGTTCTAACAAGTCTATAGTATCCGCAGGGAGCGGGTACTGTGTCTGCCCTTTAATCAAATCAATGGTGCCACTGTCTACCGTCCACATGTTAATGCCACGGTTTTGCCACTCAATAGTAAGCAAGTTCATGGATCTACGTGCAGTGCGTAGGTCATATCCAGAACGCATCTCTCGTCCAGCGCGTTCAAACGCTTCTTCTGCGATCTCTGTAAACTCCATATCAAACGCAGTAGTACTTGATGTGGTCATTATTACTTACCTTTCTTTGGGGTGTTCTTTCCGCGAGCTTTATTTTTAGCTCTCACAGAAAGCTCGTTCATATGAAATAACTTTACACTTGTTTTAGTGTGAGACTTATTAGTGTGCAGAGAACCGTCAGCCATTTTGTGGCTAGAACCCTTATGTTCAGTGCCGTCTCTCTTGTAGTGTTTTACACCTTTCATATTTTATACTCTCAAACGTAAAGTGTTTTCTTACGTCTATTGTTCATTACTTGCCCACAACCTGTAGCAATAGATCGTTTTCCTCTAGCAAGTCCGCCCTTACGTAGTTTAACAGTAGCAGGCTTTGTATTTTTCACTACAGTTTCTCCTTTTGACCCCGCAAGTTTTTTCTTCCTAGCTGTAGCTGCTCTTTCGCTCTTACTAAGAGATTGCGCTTTGTTTCTAGGCAAACATCTATCTGGGTTCTTTTTGTCTTTAGACGTTCCACATTCACCTTTAATCTCACCGTCTGTGCCAATTCTAACCCAGTCTTCTTTTCTCCAATCTTTAAGGTCGCCCATTACTTCTTACCCTTTGATCCCTTCGCATAGTTAGGGTCTTTGCAATACTTCGATGCTGCCATGTTTGCATACGCGGAAGGATATGTATCAAAGGTTCGTTTTGCCCACGATTTACCCTTAGAACATATCTTTCCGCCAGACTTATAATACCTACGCATTATCGCATCTTACAGGCTTTACCACCGCGAGCTATACCGTGGCCGCGAACCGTACTGCCAGTTTTGTACTTTTTAACTTTGCCGCCATTCATCATCCCAGCTTGGCCGCTTTTTTTAGTTGTTCGTTTAGCTAAACGTTGTTCATTCAAGTATTCACGGAGAGACTGGCCTTCTTTTAGATCTTCTTTACTTACAGCAGCTTTCTCTTTACCGTCTGAACCTAAATAACTACTAACTCCTGCTGCTTTCGCTCTTTTTAATGCGCCTGCACCACTAAAGTCCTTAAAAGTCTTAGGCGCTTCAGCTACTGGCTTGGCAACTGGCTTGGCAACTACTGGCTTGGCAACTGGCTTGGCAACTACTGGCTTGGTATCTACCTTTCTTTTACCTAAAACTTGTTCTGGGCCAGCGAAGTTGAGGTCTTTTAATGTACCAGCATTATTATTATTATTATTATTATTAGGTTTAATCCCTCTCTTACGTGCATCAACGGCTTTTCTTGCGGCGGCTTTGTCCGTAGAGTCATTCCTAAAGAAACTCCGAAATTTGTCTCCAAAACTACTATTAGATTCTTCTGTAGGAGAGTCTCCCCGTGCTAATCTTCTAGCTTCTTTTAGTTTTTTTCGCTCTAGTTCTTTCGCTTTTTTCTCTTTAGCACGTAATTCTGCGGGTGTAGCCATGATACTTCTCCTAGCATTTCCATCGTTTCCTAGCTTGCCTCAACCTTGAATTAGGATCTTTAGCTGCTTTAGGAAACTTTTTCATTTGTCCGGCAGAACGGGCGCAGTAGGATTTACGTCTACTTGCTCGTTTACCAGTTGGTTTATCTTCAGTAACCGCAGTCTTTAGCTTAGAACCGGGGTTATTACGCTTGTACTTAGCTACACCTTTAGCAGTCATACCCGCGCCGGACTTAGTAGGGCGTTTATCGCCACTACTAATGGACATACCTTTCATGCCCACTCCGCCGCCTTTTTTGTAGTACTTACGCATGAAATACTGTCATGGTTAGAAACGTTGACACAGTGTATTCGACATAAATACCGTTAGAAAATACAACGCCTTCTTCTGGTATAACAACATCTCTTGTTGCATCAGCATCACCAACGGAACTTAACCCCATAATACTTGTCCCTGAAGGGGATGAATTTAAGAAATCAACAGTACCCGCTGTAGCTGTGCTTGTTAAGTAAATGCCTTTAAGCCTGCTTCTACCTGCAAAAATAACATCCGCTGCTGAAGCGTTAACTCCTGCTGAGACATTACCTGCTGGGTTGCCCACAGCAGTAATTGAAGCAATGGTTAGAAAGTAGGTAGTTCCAGTCGCCGTACCAGCATTAGCACCTGTAATGGATTCTGTTTGAGCATCTCCATTAACATCAGTACCAACTACCGTAAAAGACTTAGCCGCATCATTACCCGCAGA